AGATTTATTTTACTCTGGTAGAATGTTGAGTGCTTTAACTCCATCTGGTAAAACTATAAGAAAAACAGGGACAAATAAAGTTAGTGTTAATTTTAGTAATTCACAAATGCGTCAAAGAGCAATATTTAATCAAGTATTAGGTAAAACAAAACGTGAATTTTTTGGATTTGATGATAGAACTGCTAATATAATAAGAAAACAATTTAACAGATTTGTTGCAAAGGAATTTAGGAAAGCAAGAATATGAGTGTAAGAGAAAACATAGCAGTTAATTTATTATCAGTAATATCTAGTATATCTAGTCCAACAATTAAAAAGGCTACTAGACAACCTTTTTTATTAGATGAATTATCTGAACAACAATATCCAGCAGTAATAGTTCAAACATCAGAAGAAAATAGAGATGATAGTGAACTTGGTAGTGGTGCTAAAACAAGACATGGTACGATTGATTTTGTAATACTAGGTTTTGTTAAAGGTGCAGAAGCTAATATTGATACTAAAAGAAATGAATTAATTACAGCTATTGAAACTGCAATAGAAACTGATATTACCAGAAATGGTAACGCACTTGATTCGGAAGTCATACAAGTAGAAACTGACGAGGGAAGTTTATTTCCTGTTGGTGGAATAAGAATGACAATCAGGTGTATGTACGAATATCAAGCTGGAACACCATAAGGAGATAACCAATGAGCCAACTAGATAAATTACTAGATAAAATTACTAAGAAAGTAGATCAAGTAGAAAAACTGCACGATAAAGAATCATTACTTTGTGAAGAAGTTAAAGATTTAATTGAAGAAATAAGAGAAAACCATGTAGAGGAAGATCATACTTGGGAAGAAGATGATGATAATTTAGAAGAAGATTTTGATGAAGAAGATGAGGAAGATATTGACGAAGAAGAAGATAAATAGTAAAAGGACTTATGGCTAAAGACATTAAATTATATAAAGGTAATTCAGAGATAAGTATTAATGAAACAAACCTTGAACATTATTTAAAACTTGGCTATAAGCAAGAGCAAGAAACTAAACAAACTAAATCTAACAAGGATAAAAAGACATGGCAACACATCACGGAAAAGAAGGAGTTGTAACAGCTGGTGGAACAGCAGTTGGGGAACTAACTAGCTTTACACTTGAAACTACAGGAGATGTAGTTGAAGATACTGCTTTATCAGATGGAACTAAATCATTTGTAACAGGTAGAACTTCATTCTCTGGTACTTTAGAAATGCACTTTGACGAAACTGATTCTCCACAAGAAACTTTACTTGCTGGTGCTTCTATCTCATTTGTTTTATTACCAGAGGGTAATGCTTCAGGAGATGCAAGTTACACAGGAACAGGTATTGTTACTGGTATGAGTATCAATAACTCAATGGACGCAATCATTTCAAGAACTGTAACTTTTCAAGGAACAGGTGCTTTAACAATAGGAACTGTATAAATCTAATTTATGTCAGTTATTGATAGAGTTAAAACTCATTTTGAAACTCTTAAAACTATCACTATTGAGGTAGAGCAATGGAAAGACGAGCATGGAAATGCTAGTGTTTTCTATTCAGAGCCATTAACCCTTGAAGAAAAAAACATTATCTTTAAGAAGTCTAATAATTTTCAAGACTTAACTATTCTTGTTGATTTACTTATAATGAAACTTCAAGTTAAGAATGATAAAGGCGAAATGATTAAAGCCTTTAGTCCAGAAGATAAATTTGCTTTAAGAAAAAAAGCAGACTCTAATGTTATAGCTACTATCGCTAATAAAATTCTTGCAGATACCTCATTCGAGGAAGCCGAAAAAAAGTAGATAGCGACCCTGAAATAAGGTCGCTTTTAGTAGTAGCAGACAGACTCCACATTCCCATTCAACAAGTTTTAGATATGCCAGTTAGTCATTATAATCTTTGGTTAGCTTACTTGAAAAAAGAACAAGAACAGTATAAAACAAAACAATCGTTATCAGAAGCAAGGAATTTAAAATAATGGCAAATCAAAGACTTAATATAGACATTGTAGCAAAAGATAAATCACGTCAAGCATTACAAGGAGTTCAGGGAAGTTTATCTAAAGTTAAAAGTGCAGTTTTTAATTTACAAAATGCTTTTATCGGTTTGGGTGCTGGACTTGCAATTAGATCATTAGTTAATACAGGAAAACAAATTGAGGGATTACAAGTTAGATTAAAATTCTTATTTGGTAGTGCTAAAGAGGGTGGCAAAGCATTTGATGAAATGGCAAAGTTTGCTAGTAAAGTTCCTTTTTCACTAGAAGAAATACAAGCTGGTTCAGGAGTTCTTGCAGTAGTTTCTGATGACGCAAAAGAACTTGCAAATTTAATGAAAATTACAGGGAATGTTGCGGCAGTTACAGGATTAGATTTTAAAACAACAGCAGAGCAGATTCAAAGATCAATGAGTGCTGGTATTAGTGCCGCAGATTTATTTAGAGATAGAGGTGTAAAATCTATGCTTGGTTTTAAAGCTGGTGCAGTTGTATCAGTAGAAGAAACTGTGGCGGCATTTGAAAGAGTATTTGGAGAGGGTGGTCAATTTGATGGTGCAACAGATCAACTTGCAAAAACTTTAGAGGGTACTTTATCAATGATAGGAGACAAGGTTTTTAATTTTAAAAGAACTTTGTTAGATGCTGGATTCTTTGCACAACTTAAAAGTCAATTTAGCGATCTTAATAAATCATTAGAAAAAAATTCAGAAACTCTTGATAATATTGCTATAACTATTGGAACTGTTTTAGGTGTTGCAGTAGAAAAGTTAGCAAATGGTTTCAAATTACTAGCAAAATTTTCATCAGAAATAGGCACAGCATTAAAAGTATTAGTATCATTAAAAATTGGTTTTATGTTTGTAAGATGGGCTAGAGCATTAATTCCTATTGTAGCTTCATTAAGAGCAATAATTTCTTTATCAGGTGTTGGATTACCTTTAGTTGCGGCTTCTGTTGCGGCTTCTGTTGCAACATATGCATTATTAGGAAAAGAACTTGATAAAATTGAAGAAAAAATTAATGCAAACAATAAAGCATTTAAAGCACAAAAATTTGAAATGCCAAATATGAGAGATATATCTGGAGAAGTACAAAAAATTAAAGAAAAAAAATCTTTAATGGAAGAAGTAACATCACAAATTAAAAAACAAAATGATGCCTATAAAATTCAAGATGAAATAGTTAAGATGATAAAAAGTGGTGTAGGTAGTGTTTCAAAATCTATTGCTGAATCAATAGTATTAGGTAAAGAATTAACTGCTTCATTTAGAGCATTAGCACAACAAATATTAGTTAATATTATTTCTAAAACTATTGAAAGACTTGCTTTACTTGGAATAGAAAAATTATTATTAGGAGAAATTGTAAATAAAGAAGCAGAAAAAGATAATTTAATTAGAAAACAAAACACTAACCTAAAAAGACAAATAGCACTTAATGCTATATCAGGGGGTGGTGGTAGTTTTATGAGTATGTTTAGTGGTAGAGCATCAGGTGGTTCAGTACAAAAAGGACAACCATACATGGTAGGAGAACAAGGTGCTGAATTATTTGTACCAAACCAATCAGGACAGATACAACAATCAGCTAGAGGTGGTAATGGTGGTTCAACTAATGTTAATTTTACAATTAATACAGTAGATGCTTCTGGCTTTGAAGAATTGTTAGTTAGATCAAGAGGAACTATTACACAACTAATTAATAGTGCTGTAAATGAAAGAGGGAGTAAAAACTTAATCTAATGTCTGGTGCTTTTCCAATATCTTCTGCTAAATTTGGAACTTTAGGAATAAAGTCAATTCAAAATACTATTATTTCAAAAACTGTTTCAGGTAAGAAACTTGCAAGACAAATAGATAATCAAAGATGGGCTTTCACAGTTCAAATTATTACAGGAACAAGATCAAGTACCTATGGAGAGTTGATGGCTTTTATTGTTAAACAAAGATCAGGCAAAGAAAACTTTACAATTATTCCACCAGAAATTGCAGATGCCAGAGGTAATGAAACAAACACAGTTTTAGTTAATGGAGATCACGCAGTTGGAGATACAACGATTGCTATGGACGGACACCACAACGATAACCCACACGCATTTAAAGCTGGAGATTTTATAAAGTTTGCAAGTCATTCTAAAGTTTATATGATCGTAGCAGATGTTCAGGCTTCTAGTAATGCTTCAACAGTTACAATAGAGCCACCTTTACTACAAACAGTAGCAGATGATTCAGTAGTTACTTATGATAATGTTCCTTTTACAGTTCATTTAACAACTGACATTCAAGAGTTTGGAGTATCAGGTGCAGATAATGATGGCAAATTATATTATGAGTATCAATTTGATGTTGAAGAATCCTTATAGATGAAATACAAAGTAAAATATTGGATTAGTGTTGATTTTTTAGCAGAAGAAATAATAGAAGCTGATGATTTTAATGCTCAATCCTTGAATCAAGGAAAGTATAGTGATCCATCTAAAAATGCCACTTATACTGTCAATGATGCAATAAAAATTAATAGAAGAACATTTGAGGAATATGACGAGAAGCCTAACAACAGCGATAAAGAACGAACTAGCAACAAATGATATTAGACCAATCCATCTTATCACTATTGGGTTCGCTACTCCTATTAACATTACTGATTGCTCTTTTCCATTAACCTCATCAGTTTCAGGCTCATCAGTTACTTATTC